GAAGTGCCGAGGGGCAACGGCAAGTCCGCGATTTCGTCGGCGGTCGGCCTCTACATGCTGACCGCCGACGGCGAGGGCGGCGCCGAGATCTATTCGCTGGCCACCACCCGCGACCAGGCCCGCATCGTGTTCGGCGATGCCCAGGCGATGGCTCGGGCGTCGAAGGGCTTTCGCTCGCGCTTCGGCGTCTCGGTCGGCGCCCACAACATCCATGTGCAGGCGACAGGCTCGAAGTTCGAGGCGCTGTCGGCCGAGGGATCGACCCTCGACGGCCTCAACATCCATTTCGGCTGCATCGACGAACTGCACGCCCACAAGACCCGCACCGTCTACGACGTGGTCGAGACCGCCACCGGCAAGCGCGACAACTCGCTGCTGTGGGTGATCACCACCGCCGGCAGCAACCGCGCTGGCATCTGCTACGAGGTACGCGGCTTCGTCACCAGGCTGCTCGACGGCGTCTTCGCCGACGATAGCCAGTTCGGGATCATCTACGGCATCGACGAGGGCGACGATTGGGGCGACGAGTCCTCGTTGATCAAGGCCAACCCCAACTGGGCCGTCTCGGTCCGCCCCGACGTGCTGCTGCCGCTGCAGGCCAAGGCCATGCAGTTGCCGAGCGCGGTCAACAACTTCAAGACCAAGCACCTCAACGAGTGGGTCAACGCCGACACCGCCTGGATGGACATGCGGGCCTGGGAGCGCGGCACCGAGCCCACCCTCGACATCGAGACCTTCGCCGGGCGGCCTTGCTGGATCGGCCTCGACCTCGCCAGCAAGACCGACATCGCGGCACTGGTGGTGCTCTTTCAGCACCCGGACATCGACGGCGGCTTCGCGGTGTTCGGGCGCTACTTCCTCCCCGAGGAGACCGCGCTGGCATCGGGCAACAGCCAGTACGAGGGGTGGATGCGCTCCGGGCGCCTGACCGCGACGCCGGGCAACGTCATCGACTTCGGCTGGGTCGAAGCCGAACTGCTGGGGCTGGCGTCCCGCTTCGCCGTCGAGGCGGTGGCCTTCGATCCGTTCCAGGCGACCCAGCTCTCCACCCGCATGCTGGCGGAGGGCCTGCCGATGATCGAGGTGCGGCCCACCGTGCTGAATTTCTCGGAGCCGATGAAGATCCTGGAGGCCCTGGTGCTGCAGGGCAAGCTCCGCCACGACGGCGATCCGGTGCTGGCCTGGATGGCCAGCAACGTCGTCGCCCACCTCGACGCAAAGGACAACATCTACCCGCGCAAGGAGCGCCCCGAACAAAAGATCGACGGCATCGTCGCCCTGATCATGGCGCTCGCCCGCGCGCTGCTGCCGCAAGCATCCACCGTCTCGGTCTACGACCAAGGCGTCGGCATCTGATTTCCCCGCCCGACCGGATGTCCGGCCGGGCATTTCCTGTCCAGCCTGGAGACCACCATGAACGTCACCATCACCATCACCGTCGCCACCGCCCCCGTCGCCCTGCCGGCCGGCATCACCGCCGGGCCGCTGTCGCTGTCGATCACCGATCCCACCGGTAACGCCATCACCAATGCCGCCGGCACCGCCATCGTCGCGCAGACGGTGACGGACAATTCCGCCGTGTTCGCCGATGTGCCGCCCGGCGATTATGTCGCCTCGGCCGTCCGTCTCGACGCCAATGGCAATTCCATCGGCCACCCCATCACCCAGGCGTTCTCGGTGCCGGTGCCGACCGTGACCTACGACGCGCCGCAGTCGATCACCGTCACCCTGGCATGAGGCGTGCCCTGCGTCGGCTCCGGCACTGGCTGATCCGGTGCTATGTCGTCGAAATCCCGGTCTCCATCAAGGTAACGGTGCGATGAAACGTCTCGACATCCTTGCCTTCGTGGTCGGGGTCGTCGGCTTCGCACTGATGGTGGCCGGGATCGGCGTCATCTATTGGCCGGCCGCACTGATCGTCGGGGGGGCCGGCCTGCTGGTGTGGTCGTTCCTGGCGGCGCGCGCCGTCGCCCGCAATGCCACGAAGAGGGAATGATGTTCTTCTCCGGTCTGGTGTATGCGGGCGACGGCGCCACCGGCCGAGGCGACGGCGGCTGGATGGGTGCGTCGCTGTTCGGCTGGGGCGGGCGCTCCGACTCGGGCGCCTTCGTCACGCCCCAGACGGCGCTGGCGCTGACCGCCGTGCAGCGTGCCGTCACCATCCTGGCCGAATCGATCGCCCAGTTGCCGGTGGAGATCTACCGCGACGCCCCCGACCAGGGCCGTGTCCGGGTGCTCGATCACCCCGTTCTGCCGCTGCTCCGCGTCGCCCCCAACGGGTTCCAGACCCCGTTCCAGTTCACCGAGTTCAAGCAGATCTCGCTGGGGCTCCGGGGCAATGCCTTCGCCCTCAAATTCACCCGTCCCGACGGCACGGTCAAAAGCCTCTACCCGCTGTCGGCCGATCGCGTCCAGGTGATGGTCAGCCCCGTCGACCGCATGCCCTATTACCGGGTGCTGAAGGCGCCGGACGGGATCGAAGGGATGTTCGGCCTGCGCGACATCCATCACGTCCGCTGGATCTCGGACAATGCCTACACCGGCGTCTCGCCGATCTCGCTGCACCGCGACGCGCTTGGCATCGCCATCAGCACCGAGCACCACACCGGGCGAATGTTCGGCAACGGCACCCGCCTGTCGGGAGTGATCACCCGGCCGGCCGGGGCGCCGGCCATCAAGGACACCGCCGCCATCGACCGCATCACCTCGGAATGGGCGGTCAAGTACGGCGGCAGCGACAACGCCGGCAAGGTGGCGCTGCTGCAGGAGGGCATGGAGTTCAAGCCGCTCTCCATGACCAACGAGGACGCCCAGCTGATCGCCGCCCGCCAGTACGGCGTGCGCGACATCGCTCGCATCTTCGGCATTCCCGCCCACATGCTGGGCGACCTCGAACGCGCCACCCACTCCAACATCGAGCAGCAATCGCTCGAATTCGTCATCTACACGCTGATGCCGTGGATCAAGCGCCACGAGGAGGCGATGGAGCGTGACTTCCTGTCGCCCGACGAACGGCTGGCGGGCGTCACCATCCAGTTCAACGTCTCCGGCCTGCTGCGCGGTGACATCACCGCCCGCTACGCCGCCTACGCCCAGGCCCGCCAGTGGGGCTGGCTGTCGATCAACGACATCCGCCGGCTGGAGAACATGCCCCCCGTCACTGGCGGCGACGATTACCTGCAACCGCTCAACATGACCAGCGCCGGTGCTCCGCCGCCGAACGGCGGCAAGGTCGCCGACCCGGTCAAGGTGCCGACGCGGCAGATCGCCGAGATCGAAGGATTGCTGACATGACCATCCATCCGCATCTGCTCGCCCAGATCTTCAATCGGCCGCACATGATGACGCCGGAATTGATGGCGCTGGCGGTGGAGTTCGGCCGCGCCCATCTGCCGGTTGGCACCGAGCCGGCGGCGCCCGAGATGGCGATCCGGCGCTATGAGCCGGACGATGATGCCGAGGATGACGACGACGACGGCATGTCCGGCGTCTCGGTGATCCCCATCGCCGGCCCGCTGGTGCCGCGCACCGGCAATCTCAAGTTCTGCCAGCAGATGACCTCCTACGAGACGGTCGCCGCCAAGGTCGACGCGGCGCTGGCCGATCCGGATGTCGCCCACCTCGTCTTCGACATCGACAGTCCCGGCGGCGCCTCGACCGGGGCGTTCGAGTTGGCGGATCGAATTCGGGCCGCCGGTCAGGTCAAGCCGACCTCGGCCATCGTCAACTTCAACGCCATGAGCGGGGCCTATCTGCTGGCCGCCGCCTGCAACGAGATCAGCCTGAGCCAGACCGGCGGCGTCGGCTCTATCGGCGTCATCGCCCAGCACATGGACGTCTCCAAGATGAACGAGGCCATGGGCGTTCGTATCACCTCGGTCTATCGCGGCGACAAGAAGAACAACCTCACCCCCAACGAGCCGCTGTCCGACGCCTCCATGGCCCAGTTGAGCGAGATGGTCGAGCACACCTACGGCCAGTTCGTCGACGCGGTGGCGCGGTTCCGCTCAATGCCGCAGGCCCAGGTGATCGACACCCAGGCCGGTCTCTATTTCGGCCAGGACGCCATTGATGCCGGCCTCGCCGACCGGCTGGAGACGCCACAGCAGGCCATCGACCGCATCGCTGGTGGCGTGGCGGCGGCGCGTTCGGTGCAAGTGCAGCAGTCCCGGCGGATGCAGATCCAGCGCCAGGGCATTCTCGCCCGCGCCGGTGTCATGAACATGCGGGCGACGATGTAGCGGGGCCAGCCCCGCACCCTGTTGGGGCCTTGAGGCCCCAAACCCCCTTCATTATTTCATGGAGTCAGCGATGAGCATGCAGACGCTCAGGGCGGAGCGCGCCCAGATCAATACGCGGGTGCAGGAATTGGCGGTCAAGGCCCAGACCGATCTGCTCTCCGAGGCAGAGAACGCCGAATTTATCGAGCTGGAGGGGCGATTCTCCGGCCTCACCACCCAGATCGACACCCTGGAGCGGGCAGAACGCATCGCCATGGCCGCCGCGGTGCCGGTCGATGCCGTCGAAGCCGGCAAACAGGCCCTGGTCGAGGCGGAAAGGTCGCCTGCTTTCGCCCAGCCGAGGGATCATGGCGCCCGCACTGCGCGGAATATGAGCGTTTTCTCCGGCATCATCGCCGCGCTCAAGCATTCTCCGGGCAATCTGGTCTCCGCCGCCGACTTCGCGCGCCGCACCATGGCCGAGAACGGCGTCGGTGAGGGCGTCGCCATGGCGCTGTCCAGCGTCAACGCCTCCGGCGGTGCCGTGCTGATCCCCACCGTGCTGGCCCAGACCGTCATCGAGCGCCTGATCCCCAACGCCGTGGTGCGCTCCATGGGGCCGCTGTCGTTGCCGCTCAATAACGGCAATCTCACCATGCCGCGCATCGCCGGTGGCGCGGTCGCCGGCTACATCGGCCGCGATGCCGATGCCCCGGTGTCGCAGCAGTCGTTCGACGACGTGCAACTGGTGGCCAAGAAGCTGGCCTGCCTAGTCCCCATCGGCAACGACTTGATCCGCTTCGCCGGCATCGATCCCAGGGTCGATGCCCTGGTGGTCGAGGACACCGCCGCCAGCATGGCCACCGCCGAGGACATGGCCTTCATCAGGGGCGACGGCACCAACAGCACGCCCAAGGGCCTGCGCAACTGGTGCCTGCCGGCCAATATCCTGGTCGCCACCCCCACCAAGACGCTGGCCGGCCAGGAACTGATCCAGGCGATCATGGCCGACGCCGGCCGCGTCATCCTGGCCTTGCGCCGCGCCAACGTGCGGCTGCGCAAACCCGGCTGGC